CACCAGCCATACTGAACCGGCTGACAGACGGTACAATGAACCTGATTATAACAACCTGCCTCTGCCTGGCACTCATACCTGCTGCAATACGGATGGACAAGGAGGATAAAGAATACCAGGAATGGATGGATGAAGAAATAAAGAAGCGGGAAGCACAGAAAAAGGAATAAATCACACACGGCTTGCAGAACTTCACACATTCAGGATAACGACTGTAATTTGACATATTGGGCTGTTTTCAATAGGAATTGGGAATATGGTAAGAAGAAGTGAAGCGGCTGCCATCCGGGTTCAAGCCCCGGAGCCGGACTACAATCTTAACGAATTAATCATGGAAATGTACGGAAACACATTATGCGTCAGCTTTACGGAGCTTGTGGGGAGCGGACTTATCAGCCAGCCCACCTATAAGAAATACATTCGTGAAGGCAAGCTTACCCTCCTCCAGAGGGGAGGTAACGGACGCGAGGCTCTGATTGCCTACCGCTCCATGCCGGAACGGCTCCGTGCAGCATACGATGACACATTCAAAAACGCATACGAGGAAATGAAACAGCGTGAGCAGGAAAAGTACATCAACACACAGATCCGCTTCGATGCCGATGCGGTACGATTCTTCAAGGAGTTTGAGCCACGTATCGAGCCTTATAGACAGCTGGAATACATCCTGAACGCCCAGGTGATGAACGAAATGCTGCGGACGGAAAAGGCACGCAGTGTGGAACATGCCAAAGGCGGTTTCTCCCGGCGTGCGGAAACATGGAGCAGCGTGCAGATCTGCAGTGAGCGTCTCCGCGAAATTACAGGTCACACACTGCCGAAAAATCCGGCCCGTCTGCGCGAGAAGTTCAATGCTTACAAGCGCGAGGGATATGTGGTGCTGGTTAGCGGTAACCTGGGCAACAGTGCGGCACGCCGCATTGGGAAAGCAGAAGGTGCTCTTCTGCTGAAGCTCCGCCGGAGCAAGTTCCCGGTTTACACCGATATGCAGCTCTTTGAGGAGTACAACCGTCAGGCGGTGCTTCGCGGCTTGAAGACCATCAAGAGTCCTACCACGATGCACAGTTACTTGAACGATCCGGCGGTGATGGTGTGGTGGTATGCCGCAGTAAATGGCGAAAGGGAGTTCAAGAACAAGTATATGCCAACCTTCGATACGGTAATGCCGTCCATGCCGAACTCGCTGTGGTATTCAGACGGTACGAAGATAAACCTTTACTACCGTGCATACGATGACAGGCAGAAGCGATGGGTGGCACGAACCACGGATGTGTACGAGGTGATGGATGCCTGCACGGAACTGTTCCTCGGCTACTTTATCGGTGACGGCGAAAACTTCTACAACCAGTACATGGCGTACCGGATGGCACTCCAGACATGGAAGGTGAAGCCTTACGAGATAGTGACCGATAACCAGGGAGGGCATAAGAAACTGGCTTCGCAGGGATTCTTCAAGAAACTCTGTCATCTTCACAAAGCCACGATGCCGCATAACGGCCAGTCCAAATCCATCGAGTCCGCTTTCGGACGGTTCCAGCAGCAGGTTCTTCACAAGCTTTACAACTTCACAGGTCAGAACATTACGGCCAAGAAGTTATCCAGCCGCGCGAATATCGACCTGGTAATGGCAAACATCGACCTTCTTCCCACGCTGGAGGAACTGAAACAGCAGTATGCCGAGTGCCGCGAAGAATGGAACTTGATGCAGCATCCTACCAGCCTTACCGGCATGACCCGACTGGAAATGTACACCGCCATCGAGAATCCGAAAGCTCAACCGCTGGATGATTACGAAGCACACGAAATCTTCATGCTGTTCTCTCAGGCTCCGGTGCAATACACCAAGGAAGGTTTCAATTTCCGCATGAACAAGCAGGAATACAGCTACATGGTGTATGGCGACGACGGGCTGATAGATATGAACTTCCACCTGCAGAACGTAGGCCGTCAGTTCCTCTACCGCTACGATCCGGAAGACATGACCCGCATCGAGCTATGGGCGGTGACTGACACGGGAGCCAAGTATGCGGCCATCGCTACACCGAAAGTCACGATCCATCGTGCCACTCAGGAACGCACCGAAGAGGAAAACGCTTATCTGTTTGCCCAACTGGATGCCAACCGTCGCACTCGTGCAGCCATGCACATCGCCCAGGAAGACCTTTTCATGGAGGAAGCCATGGGCGAAGCATACACCCAACTTCGGATACCGCGTCCGGTGGCCGTGAGCGAAAAGCAGCTTGACGGATACCGCGAAGAAATGAAGCGTGGCACACTGGAAGCTCCGGTACCGATGCCCGAAACGGATATTCCGGAAGAGCCTGTACTGGCAGATGAACCGCTGACCTTCTCATCATCAGGAGACTGGACAAAGAAAGTATCGAACCTGACGTTTGATGAACTGGACAGCTTGGGAAAATTCTAACGATTTGATTAAACAATACTTAAATACCTATTAAAACAATGAAAGGATTAACAACAGAAATGAAAGAACAGGTACGCAGCGCACTGATTGCCTACCGTTCCAATTACCCTACGTTGAACCGTGCCGCAGAAAGTTTGCAGGGTGTAAGTTCGGCCACCGTGAGCCAGCTTTGCAACGGAAAGTATGAACTGATCAGTGATGAAATGTTTATCCGTATCGCTTCGCAGATAGGCTTTGCCTTCGACTCATGGAACCTTCACGAAGGAAAGACTTTCAAGGAAATCACTTTTGCACTGAGTGACGCACAGGCATACAAGAACGTGACATGGATTGTGGGTGATGCCGGATGCGGAAAAACCACAGCAGCCATTGAATACCGCCGCACGCACCGTAACGTGTTCTACATCCTTTGTTCGGAAGATATGCGACGCTCAGACTTCGTTCGTGAGATAGCCAAACAGGTAGGCGCACCTACCGACACGACCAACCTCCGCGATATGCTGGAGAATGCCATCAGTATGATTTCTTTCCTGGGGAATCCGCTGCTGGTGTTTGATGAAGGCGACAAGCTTACTGACAGCGTGTTCAACTATTTCATCAGCATTTACAACCGCCTGGAAGGTCACTCCGGTATCATATTTCTCAGCACAGACTACATCAAACGGCGAATTGACAGCGGTATACGCTACAACAAGAAAGGATATAAGGAAATAAACAGCCGAATCGGACGCCGCTTTTTCGAGGTATCTGCCACAGAGCAGAATGACATATATGCTATCTGCCAGGCTAACAATCTGACAGACCGTGCCGATATAGAGGAAGTATTAAAAGATGCCAAACGCAGCGAAAATGACCTCAGAAGGGTAAAACGATGCATCCATGCACGCAAACGGATGATAGAGGCACGTAACAGGAAAGGAGGAAGCAATGAATAAAGAGGATACTACACCGCCCCCACAGAAAAAGAAATTCACCTTCGACCGCAACGCGAAAGGAGTCCGTGAACTTCTATCCATGAAGTTTGATGTGATGGATTTCGATGGTCCCTGGTACGATGCATTCGGCACTCCGGAACGCCGTGGAGTCTGGATCATCTGGGGAAACTCCGGTAGCGGAAAGACCAGTTTTGCCCTCCAGCTCTGCAAGTATTTGTGCCGTTTTGGCCGTGTGGCATACGACAGCATGGAGGAAGGTGCCTGCCGCACCATGCAGGATGCCATCCGCCGAACCGGGATGATGGAAGTAAACAAGAAGTTCCTGCTGATCGACAACGAGAATATGGATGAACTCAGCATACGACTCCGCCGGCAGAAAAGCCCGGACATCGTGGTTATCGATTCCTTCCAGTACACACGAATGACGTACCGTCAGTACATTGACTTTAAGGAACAACATAAGCGGAAGCTGCTCATCTTCATCAGCCACGCCGAAGGCCAGTTACCCAACGGACGTGCCGCCAAAGGAGTGATGTACGATGCCTCGCTGAAGATTTACGTGGAAGGCTTCAGGGCCTTTTCAAAAGGACGCTTTATCGGTCCCGTAGGACATTACGATATCGTGCCGGAGAAAGCCCGGCAATATTACGGAGAAGAATAATCTTTTCAATTTACAATTCATAATCAGAATACATGAGAACAATGATGAAAGACCGTCCAATCACACCGCAGCAGGTGAAGGCACTGCACGCTCAGTTCCGGAAAATGGGATTTGATGATGATGACCGCCATGGTTTTATCAGCCAGTTCACGGAAGGAAGAACCGACAGCACCGCCGGACTGACCAAAGAAGAAGCCGGACTGTTGCTAACACGGTTCAACCGTGAGGAAGCTGACCGCATCCATCGTGAGGCACGCAAAGTAGTGAAACAGATTTTTTCCCTTTCGTTTCATATCTCCTGTCTGAACAAAAATTACACGAACGAAACGGAAGCGGATTTTGAAATGAACAAAGCGAAGATAAACCAGTTCTGCCGTACACGCAGCAAGTTCCGCAAGCCTCTTACGGAAATGTCGCTGGAGGAACTGAAGGAAGTGAAACGACAATTTGAGGCAATGGCAAGAAAGGAGGAATGATATGAGAAAGCAATCAGAAATAAATCGTGCAATAGCGTATCTGGAAGAACGTAATTACGATCCGATATGTCGCATACAGAGGGAAGTTTTAGAAGAAAAACGCAGCGAATCATGGGTATTCAATCGGTATGTGCGCGACGTTCCGGAAGACGATCAAAACGAAACCTTGTTCTATGCTGCAAGGGATGCAGCTATGTTCCTTGCCGGAAAGATTGGTATCAGTTCCATCTGTCCGGATCTGGAAGACGGACCGGAAGAAGAGCAGGAGTTGGAAGAAACCATTACACTGAGTCTTTCGGAGTACAAAAAGCTGCTTCTTCGCCTGGATAGGGTGGAACGCAGGTTAGGTCTGAGAGTGGGCGATGTAGCTCCTGCACCGCGTAAAGACATTTCGGAAGCCCCTGATGAACTGATAGGTCAGGCCGATGCGTGCCGCCTGATTGGATGTGCAAAGACCACCATCAAGCAATGGGCTAATAAAGGACTCATTACCCGCTATCAAAAAGGATATAACGTATACTACAGCAGGCGTGAGTTGCTCGGAAGTTCTGTCGTGAGAGACTACAAGGATAGTAAATCAAACAAGGAATAGCTATGGAACATACAATCGAACAAATTCAGAATGACATTATGAACCGCATGCAGCAGTTTGATTTCGGCGACCGCGTAACGATACTCCGCGAACTGGAGAACTTCTGCGGACAACAGGCTGATGAGACCATGAAACTGGAATATGACATGGCGGCAATGGAGGACATGAGGGATGAATAGGAAGAAATACATCGTATGGAGGATCATTTATTCTTTCCACGACAGACCGAATAAAAGCATCCGCTCATGCTGGCGAACCGACGACTTGAAGGATGTAAGGAAATTGGCACAAGGGATTAATCCAGAAGCAAAAATACGTTTGTGTTATACAGAATTTAAATAACGATTAAAACTCAATTAAAATGGCAACAAAAAGAACCAAGAAAACAGTAATCAGCGGAGTAAGCCGCGAACAGTACGAACAGGCATTTGCCGAGTTTGCAATGGCCGACGCAAAGGCCCAGTCACTTACCGCGAAGATGGACCAGGAAATGACAAAGATCCGTGAGAAGTACGCCGACCAGCTGGCCGAGCTGAATGAAACCAAGGATCGTACATTCGAAGTGATGCAGACCTACGCCACTGAGAATAAGGATACGCTTTTCAGTAAGAAAAAGAGTCTGGAGTCGGCACATGGTATCATCGGATTCCGCACCGGTAACCCGAAGCTGAAGAATCTGAAAGGCTTTACCTGGGCCTCGGTTACAAACCTGGTAAAAGAATTCCTTCCTGATTATATTCGTACCACAGAGGAACTGGCCAAGGACAAGCTGCTGGCCGACCGGGAAGTTCCTGAAGTGGCCGAATTATTCCCGAAAATTGGTATTCAGGTGGTACAGGACGAATCTTTCTATGTCGAACCAAAGAAAGAAAGCGATGCAGTCCAGACGGCCTAAGTACAGTTATTCCCGCCGTGGAAATCTATGGATCGTATATCGGAATGAATACACTCAGTCCACATGCACAGGCACTCCCGTCGCGGAGTGCCGATCCAAAGAGAAAGCACGGGATAAGGTTTATGAACTTAATGGATGGAAAAATGAAAAGAAAGTCTAAATGCAAATGGTATGCAATATGGACTGTATACTGCATATTGATCAGTCCATTGTTAATTATGGCTATGTTTTCTTACTTTTTAAAGCTTCCATTTGAATTACTGGTTGAAAGGGTAGGAAAAGTAAAATGGTGGCTTGTGAATAGATATAAACCTGATTGATATGGCTGAATTAACCTTTAAAACCAACATCCGGCGCGACAAGTGGCCGCGCTGGATGAAGAAGCTGCACGGATACATGACCCGTGTAACTCAAAACCGGGAACTGGAGCCAACCCGTGATGAATACCTTCGTCTGAAAGTGATTATCGAAGGATGTATTGAGAACCTGAAAAATGAGGGACACACACGCCGGGCGTTGATCCACGTATGGCTGGGAGAAGACGATAACCGGATGTCCCTGATAGTAATGCGAAGCAATCTGGTAGTAATATCTTATTTCATCGAATAATGAACAAACGTACACAAATCATGCTGTTCACAGCCTTTTCCCTTGTCATCGGGCCGCTGATCATCCTGGGATTCCTGTTCCGGATCCTTGGAGATCTGCTAGGAATCCTGGGCTGGCTCTGCTGGATGGAACCACGTATGGCGGTTAGGGACTGGAATAAGCTGAAAGATAAAATCAAACTGGCATGGAAAAATTGACAAAAGAAAACAAACTGGGTGAAACGTTCACCTGGAACGGACATACGCTCGAAGTAGCCGAAGTGGAAGATCCGGAAGACCCTTGCAGCGGATGCTGGTTTTTTGAACACACCATAAGCTGCTACGGCAACGGACTTAACTGTATGGATGATTCAAGAGAAGACCACACTAACGTAATATTTAAAAACTCAACAAAAACAGAAAAATTATGATGCACAATTGGTTTACATGTAAAATCCGTTATGAGAAAACGATGGAAAACGGAATGCAGAAAAAAGTAACAGAACCCTATCTGGTAGACGCGCTCAGCTTCACCGAAGCCGAAAGCCGTATCATCGAAGAAATGACACCGTTTATGAGTGGGGAATTTGAAGTTGTAGGAGTTGCAAAAGCGAATTACAATGAACTGTTCCCGTCCGAAGAAGGAGCAGCCGACCGCTGGTTTAAGTGCAAACTTTGGTTTGTCACATTCGACGAGAAGAGTGGAGCAGAAAAGCGTACTGTATTCAACGTACTTGTACAAGCTTCCGACCTTCGTGATGCCATCAAGAAGTTGGACGAAGGCATGAAAGACACCTTGGCTGACTATGTGATAGCTTCCGTATCGGAAACCGCCATCATGGACGTGTATCCATACGAAGCTGAACCCGATGTGAAACCTGAATTTAATGATGCAGACAGAAGATGAAAACAGAAAAGACTTATATCCATCGCCGTGTATGCCTTTGCCGCCAGTGCGGAGGAACCGGCTCAGTAACCGTGTATGCAGAGAAAGATGTGCGCCGGGAATATCCCCAGCAGAAAGTGTGTCCGCAATGCCAGGGCAGCGGACGGATCTGGTTGAGTGGACAGGTTGTGAAAAACATAGAACCCTATGCAGAACCAGAACCTTAATCTGTTCAGACCTCGCAGAGTGGCGGCTAAGATTCATTACAGCATGATCAGCCAGTTTATGTTCATCTGGGTGAAGTGGAACCGCCCCTGCGATCTGAAGGTGCAACGATCACAGCAGAACCCGGAATTACTGGGTATCTGCTTTGACGTCGAGAACAATGATACACTTGACATGATTCGGGAACTGAAGCGTGATTTGAAGATTGAAATTATTGATTTATGAAAAAAGAAGATATTGAGAAAGCAGCTGGAGATTACTCCGGAAGCATATTGGGATTCACTGACAATAAATCTGTGATGGAAAAACACAAGGCTTTTGCCGATGGCGCCCAATGGAGAATAAATACAGTATGGCATTACGATAAATCAATGCCTAATATAAATGAGCCATTTTTACTAATAGATCATAAGTGGGCATTAGTTTTACGGATAGGTTGCGAAAGAGACTGGGCTATTATGATAAAGGATAAAATATTTGTTAAATGGGCATACATTAAGGATTTAATACCAACGGAGGACTGATATATGAAAACAGTATTTTATATAATGATTTTTATTGTTAGCTTTTTACTGATTGCTAACATGCAGATTACGTTCAAGCCATTTCATATTTCATTACCTTACTGGCATAGGGCTTTAGGCTTGGTGATTATTGTTATTGGATTGCTTGTTTATAATATCGGAGAAAAGCTTTCTGGATACAATAAAGGATTTGATGATGGAGTAAAAAGAACAGTAAGATACATCGAAAACAAAGTAAAGGCAGAAAATCAAAAATGAATATATCTTCTTCAGAACCTTCGTTCCTGTCTTGAGATAAGTTAAACAGAAATCCCCGGCACCTGCATCCGGATGCCGGGGATTCGTTTATTCTCCTGGTTCTCCCAAGTATTGTATGAAAGCAGCATGTTGTAATGGAGTCAAAGCCCGCTGACCTTTCTTATAATGCAGGTCAGACAGCCTTTCGCGTAATTCAGAGTTGAGATTCACCCAGCGGCGAAGTTGGGAAACGGCACTTCGCGGGGTGCTGTGAGGAAAATAGAGCAGGGCCAGATCGGTCAGGTAAATGGCATTCATGGGTCGCTTGTGTTGTTTTTAAGAGTTAATGAATCGACTATAAAGTTACTAAATTCAAATGAAAAAACTACCCCGTAGTAAATTATTAATTACCGCAGGGTAGTTGGATCACTACCTGGCAGTAATGTCGCAGTCACTGCCAGGTAGTCGGTGATCAGGCTCCCAGACCGCCTTCTTCCTCTTCCGCAGCCGGAGCATTCAGCGGCTTCACTTTGTGAAACGTCAGGTTGTCAAGGCTGAGCTGACCGCGAAGACCGATACCGGGACGGAACTGAAGCGATACCTTCCGGATGTTGGCGGTGCTGAATTCTTCTTCAGCTTCTGCGCCATCGCTGGAGATTTGCGCCTGGAAGCTGCCCAGATTTTCCAGTTTCACAATTTCACCCTTGGAAATATGCTTGTTGATCTGTTTCACCAGGGCACGGATCACGTTCAGCACGTCTCCGTCGGTAAGGGTAGTGGAGTACGAGATTTCTTCGGCCAGTTCGTTGATGTCAACGCTTCCGGATGCCTGTGCCTTCGCATAATACTTTGCCGGTGCCCCCTTGTCATTGGGGTTTTTCATCTGTGCAATGCTGTAATTGATAGCCATAGTCAGTAATGTTTTTGAGGGTTGATAAATCAGTTGTTTCTGTCATGACGCTGTAAAATTACGGCAGGCAGCGGCAGTCCTGTCGTCCAAAGTACCGGAAGAGGTGATTCAAGGCATAAAGTGTTGATTTTTGTGCGGTTTTTTGTATCTTTGCGGAAAGGATAAAGGCTTAAAAGAATGAAAGGTAACCGTCAGAAAATAGTGGGAATGAGTTATGCCTTCCGCGTGCAGGACATTGTGCGCATTTATGATGAGCATGCACGGAGCGGACTGTCCAACCGGGAAATCCTTCGTCGTTACATCTGGCCGAAATACCGCATCTGTGAAAAGACTTTCTACAATATCATCAACGCTAGCGCCGATCCGCGCGTAACGGAGCGCATCGCCCAGGCGGAACGGCAGCTGACGCTTTTCGGTTAAAAGGTCTGTGTGGCCTGGCAGGTGAAATCGCTGATGTCTTCCACCAGTTCCTCGTGGTTGTGGTTGGTGCTGCTGCCCGTTCGGTGGGTCATACAGACAGATTCATTTCGGACAGACAGGAAGAAGTTGAACAGGTGCGCGTCAATCTTGTCCAACAGATCAAAGCGTTCCAGCGATTCTTCCTGAAACACGCTTCCATCCCTTGCGCTTCCTTGCCATTTGGTGACCACATGCAACCGGAACGGAACGTCTGCCTGCTGGGTGGTTCCTCCCAGCGTGCGCCACTGCACTGGCCGGAATTCGATAAACACCGCCGGGGTGTCAAACGGCTCTTCCTGTTCGATAAACTCCACTTGCTCGTTCCACAGGTCAATGTGCCGGATCAGCGGCTGTCCGCCGTCGTCTTTCAGTTCTTTCAAAGCTTCGGTCAGGCCGAGATAAAGCATACGTCTCATAGTGTGTCAAAGTTTTTAGCGTTATTGTAAAAGATTTCTTTCAGCAGTTTTTCCAGGTCGGGATGGTTCCCGATGAACTGGCGTTTGGGAATGGTGATTTTGCTTCCGGTTTTTTTCATAGCCATTCTCCGGTAAAATTCGGCTTCCTCTGTAAGGGCACGGTTCCGTTTCGTATTCCGGAGGGTTCCGTCCTTTTTTCGGCTGAAACGTTCGGAATAAGTAATTGGTATTCCGGCTTTCATCCGCTTGCTGCCTGTAATGGTAATATACTTCCACCAGAAATATTTCTTCATCCTCCGTGTTACAGTGATGGTTCCTCCTTCGTTGTGTATCTGCGCATACGGTTCGGTGCTTTCTATCACCACGCTGTCGCGGCTGGTAATGCGTCCCGTGATACTTCGGCGCAGGTTTCCGGTCTGGACAAGTAGTCCCCGGCTCCTGTCATCGTTAAATTTGCGGCGTGCCCACTTTTCATTGAAGAAGGCTTCCCGCTCAAAGTTCCGGTCGAATTCATCCAAAGCTTCCGTCCGTATGTCCTTCAGTGTTTCTTTTATCAGCTGGTTTACCCGCTGCTGGAGTTCACGGGGTATCTGATTTGATTTTTCAGCCATTACGCATTGTTTTTTAATGAATTAATCGTATCTTTGCAGAAGAGAGAGTGACGCGAAGTACTGGGTTGGATTGCAGATCCTTCACTAAAGGCTTCAGTCGCTCTCTTTTCTTTTTTTCAGCTTCTCCACGATGGAATAAAACTGGCATCTTCCGTCCACCAGTTCCCGGATTACGGCAAATGAATCCTCATCAGCTATGCGGATGCGCAGGTAATGATATTTCATCACCATGGGATTCCCCTTTTCATCCGGACGTTCCAAAACAAACTTGGCATCTTTCAGCAGATTGATCAGATTATAGACTGCTTCATTCTTTGCCCTTACAAATTTGTGAGGCTGGTTCAATGCTTCCTTGATACCGTTTGAGGTGAATTCCACCGGATTCTGTATTCCCTGAACCAGTACGGTTTTTCCGACTAAATTCTCTTTGGCCCACTGACGGACAGCCTTACGCTGTTCCTGTAACCTTTCTTTTCCGGCACGCATTTCCTGAAGCAGCCTGCACGCCCGGCATACCTCATTGTCCGGAATGTCGGCAGCCAGCTTCATCTTGTCAGGGCGTACTTCGCACCGGTTGCATTTGCGCAGGGTGTAGCCATTGTATGCCGGGAAGGTCGTCATTCGTTTGCCGGGATTGAACATGAACATTTCCTGATACTTTCCGGCGGTAGCCTGACTGCCCAGGTTCATGGCTTCCTGCTCGTTGCTCACGGGGTATTTGTCCTTGCGTACCTGCACCACGGTACAGCGGCAATTCCAACCGTTGGGCGGGAAATATTTGTCCCAGAACGGACTTTCGATGGGCAGGGTGATGTTATGCAGCATCCGATGGGTACGTCGTACCCGCTTATCGTACATGGTCCGGTACTGGAGGTTATATCGGTCGCCATCCTGCTCGAATTTCTTCCATCGTGCCGCCATCAGCGCGGATGCCTGGGCGAAGTTGTATTCTGTTCGCAGATACTGCACGTTGTAGGTGTCATATACCTTTTGAACATCATTTAGGAACTGATTAAACGGCTTGCGGTTTCCTTCTTCATCCAGCAGGGAGGGGAAAGTCTCGTTCAGTTCGTGGAAGGTCTTGATACCGCTGAACACGTAGTTCGATTCCTTCAGTCGTTGCACCGATATGTCATCCAGAGGCACTTCCTTCAGGGCGGTGTCTACCGCTCCGTCCAGCACATCGGTATGGGTGCGGATGAAACGCTGCACCTCTTCGGCGGTCAGGCTTTCAGGCGAGATTTCCGTCTGCTGATAAAGCCATCCCATGAGCAGCATCCATCCGGCTTCCAGGGTGGGAAACTCCATGGTTTCCTCCGCTTCTTCCGGTGTTTCATCTTCTTCCGCCGCCAGTTTCAGGATGTCGGCGTACCGCTGATGCAGCCCCTTATAATCGTCGGGGCTTAGTCGAAAAAAGGGTGTTCTCCTTCCGGTAATACCAGCTTCTGCTCTTCCTTTCCTGATTTTTGTTGTGCCGTTTTCCTGACTTCCGGAACCGCTACGGAGGATGTGTCCTTCTTCCGTTTCAATGGGATGTTGTATTTGTCGATAAAATATTTCGGCTCTACTTCGTAGTGTTCCAGCAGCAGACGCTCGTAGGCTACCTGCTGTTCAGGGGTATAGTCTACCGATTCATCCCACGCGAAGCGGAAGCCTTTCAGCGGGAATCCGTGACGGATCATGCGGGGGATGAGTTGCCAGTTCACCAGGTCACGGATAAGGTCGGCATCCTTCTGAATCAGGTTTTCCAGCATCTTGCGATGCACCTCGCTCTGCGAAAGGCTGGCACCGTCTTCCATAGTCATGGTTACTGTAAGAATTCCTTTCGATATTTCCGAGTTGCAGCGGTCGATACGCTTGTCGTACACATTGAACGCATCGGCACGGGTGCTTTCTTTCAGATCGACGGTAGTACCTTCGGGGAACAGGCCGTAAGCGGCTGCTCCCATGTCGCGCAGCATGCGCTCAATGCGGTCGTATTCCTTCGGGTCGCGGCTGGTGGTAGTAGCCACTCGCAGCGGCATACCGAATATTTCTCCGAACATGTCCCAGAACGAGCACATGTTCTTTTTCGGGATCGTCTGCTGGGCGCATTTCAGATACAGGCCCAGATCATGCGTACCGCCTGCCTCGATGCACCAGTCGGTCATTTCACTGTTCCGGTAGTCATAGCCCACCTGCCAGGTGTCGTTCTCGTGGGTGATGATGACACCGTATTCAGGAATGACGTGGGTACGTGGAATCAGGCTGACCCGGTTGTAGGCCATCCGTCCGTCCACTTCCACCACATCGCCCAGTTCGATGAGTGAATGGCCGTAGTAATTGCTTTCCAGTGCCAGCCGCAGGAACTCCTTGAACCAGGGAGCTTCCAGCAGTTCCGTAAGTTCAGGATTCTCCACGCCCTTCGCGTCGCAGAGTTTGAAACTCTTGTTCAATACGAATCCCATGCGCTGCTGCACGCATCCGGTCAGGTGCAGGTCGGCATCCACATCAGTATAAAGATTCAGCAGACGTGTACGGTTTGGGTTGTCTACGTTGATAGCCATCTGCCATGCACGCCGCCAGTCGGCCAGATCACGCCGTGTCAGTGCTTCGGTAAGCAGCTGGAGCTTGACGCTCATTTCCTTGATGCGCCGTCTTTCGGCAGCATTCATCCGGTTGAGATATTCTATTTTCGGTTTCTTTGCCATAGTAGTTACCAGATATAATTGTTACGTTTGTCGGAGCCGTAGCGTATACCGGCGCCGGTTTGTTCTCCTTCTTCGCCCGTGGGTTGCAGTTCGGGAAGGTTCATGACCGCCTTTCCAGCCTGTACCTTCTCCAGATATGCGACAGCGTTTTCAAACTGTTCCTTCCGGATTTCATATCCCATCTTCTGCGGCAGACTGAGCACCATGAAGTAGAGTGCCAGGTCGGCCACCAGTCCCACGAGGTCGAGGTTTCTTGCTTCGCCTTCGGCGGTGAAGGCTGCCTGCATGTCATAGCGTCCGTCCAGGTAGCTGGCTATCCGGTCCATGGCACGGCGTTCGGCCAGCAGACGGTTGTCGTCCGTGGCCTGCTGAATGATTCTCAGCGCGTCGGCGCTGACCTGTATGTAGTCTTGTTCGGTGATAAACATAATTACCATGAGTTTTTAGGAGGCCGCCTTACACCCAGTCGGGGAGTGAACGAAGCCTCACGGGTTTGTTTCTGTAATTTATAAATTGCCCCCTCACTGGCATCGGGGAAGTCATCGTGTGCCCGGCTTCCCTGTTCGAAAGCCAGTGTTTGGTCGATTCCGGCCCGCATGTCGGGGTCTTCTTTCAGTTTTTCGTTATAAAAGAAGTAACCACGTTCCCACAGTGGGCTAATAGCCTCCACACGGGCGAACTTGTCGGGTTTCTTCCGCTTGTCGGGCATGATGGGAAGCTGGTAGCCCCGTGCGTCACCTTCGCGCTGGAATTCATCGAGAATGGTGTCCTGCATGAAGTTGGCTTCCATGTAGATACTGACCGCCGCATCCTCAGGCAGTGACTCGTAGACATCGTAGAGCCAACGCACCATTTCGCCTACGCTGCACTGGCGGCAGAAGGCACGCAGCAGATGCAGTTCCCGGTGGGAGGCGGTTTTCAGTCCGCGCCTGGGGCGGCCTATCATGGCGGCAGCCTTGTAGTCGTTTTTTCCGGATGATTTCCACGAAGGGTCGATGTAGAGCACTATCTGCTCGTAGTATTTCAGTTTCAGCATCGGCCGCCAGCGTATCCACCGTTCCTGAAACACGGCTCCCTCGGTGATAGGGTTGTTCATGTATTCCTTCTGAAACGAGCGGTAGCCCATGAACTGTTCACGGTCGCGCAGTTTCTCGATGGTGTAGAACTCCGGCCAGGCAGGATTCCCGTTGCGGTCAATAGCGTTCACTTCGATGGTTTTTACAGTAGGGGTGTCGATGATTTTCTGCAATACGGAGTTTTTGGAAATCAGGTTTCCCACCATGATGAAACGCCCGTCCTTGCCTCCGAAGCAACCGAAAAGGGCTTCCTTTATCCAGTTGGTCATCTCGCGTACACGGGCTTCACTGCGGCACATTTCATCATCGTCCAAGTCATCCACCACGATGTAGTCCGGACGCATTTCACGGAAACGCAAGCCACGGGGAGATTGTCCACGGCCACGTGAGAAAAAGGCACACTGATCACGTGTAACAAATTCGCCTTCCTGCCACATGCCGCTGTTGTACTGTTCGCCAAAGTCCCGGATGATGTACTGGTTGTACTGCAGTTCTGCCTGCAAATCTCCCAGCAGGCCGTCGGCACTGTCTTCACTTTTGCCTACCAGTACCATGACATGCAGCTCATCCCGGAACTTCAGCCAGAGCGGGATGCCGATGTCCAAGTGTACCGACTTGGCATGACCGCGTGGCCACTTGCAGACTAGACGCAGCTCGGGATGAGCGGCGATGTAGCGTGCAGCTTCGTTATGGAATTTCGCATTCGGACACTGGCAATAATGCGAAAGGTAGCGCTGGCAGAAACAGTCGTAATCTCTCAGGGCACGGGCGATGTTCCGCTTGCGTTCCGCTTCGGTTTCCACCCGTTCCTGCGAGGTCATCCGTTCCACCCGCTTGCAGTGTTCCTGCCATCGTTTAAGAGCTTCTTTCTTTTCCTGTTCCGTCATGCTTAGCCTCCTTTCTGGGCGAAGAGTTCATTCAGGTAATCGTTGTGCAGCTGGTTTACGAGCTGGAACAGTTCGTTGGTCAGCTGGGGATACTTCTCACGGTTCGCCGCCAGCCAGTTTTCAAAATCGATCATTGTGTCGATACGGTCTACCACGCTGGCCTTCTTCTCCAGCTTCTCGATGGCGGTGGCCGTCTTGATCAGCTTGTCGCCCAGACTGGCCAGCATATCCTCATTCCCCGGCTCGTTCGCCTTGTCAAGCAGGGAGTTGATGGAAGACAGCAGCTTGTTCACCAGTTCCGGACGGGTAATGTTGCGTGCCGCCTTCATCTCTTTCCAGCCGAGAGTATTGATCCACCGGCTAAGCGTCTGACGGCTCACTTCCACTTTCTGAAGAATCTCTTCCTGTGAAAGTCCGCTCATGTAGAGCACCCGAGCCAGCTCCTGTTTTGTGTCGTTTTTAGCCATGTTTTACCTTGTGTTTAATATTCGTTTAAGGCAAAGTTCATCCATTTTTGGGCTTAGGGAAAAAAGAAGTGCAAGCGTTACAGAAAACAGTGCACAGGTTACGCACTTCCTTGCAACCGTTACACACTTTTTTGCCCGGACGGGAAAGGCAGAGTAAGTTTGCGTCAAACGAACGGAAAAATGGCAAAACGAATCAGAATATCGAACGAAACGCTGAACTGCTACGGCACGTGGATCCGTACCGAAGGCATCGACCTGACGCAGTTTAACCGGAATCCCGTACTGCTCTGGATGCACCAGCGGGGCGTGGTAATAGGAATGATCAAGGACATACGCGTAGCGGATGGAGAAGTGACCGGCGAACCCTGGTTTGATGAGGTACGCGAAGAATCGCGTCTGGCAAAGCAGCAATGGGAAAAGGGCACGCTACGTATGGGTTCGCCCAACTTCGAGATACTTGAAACAAGCGAAGATGCTGCCTTGCTGAAACCCGGACAAACCCGTCCTACCGTGACCCGCTGCAAGCTGATGGAATACAGCATGGTGGACATCGGCGGAAATGACGACAACATCCGGCTCTCTTACGAGGGGCGGGAACTCAGGCTGAATGCAGGAGGCGGATGCGACCTGCCGCTATTAAGGAAAACCCTAAATGAAAACCAAACATTACAGACAATGAACGAACAACTGAAAACCATCGCCCTGATGCTGGGGCTGGCGGACACCGCCACACTGCAGGAAGTGCAGAAACAGATTAATGTGTTGCTCGGTTACCAGACGGCCAACGCGACGCTGCGTACCGAAAAGGAAAAACTGGAAAAGGAACTGGAGACCTTGCGTCTGTCGGGCATTACCCAGCTGGTAGAAGAAGCCGTAACTTCCGGAAAGATTGAAGCCGGGAAGAAAGCTCACTTTATCGATCTGGGGAAGAAGGTAGGCCAGGAAAGCCTGAAACTGACCTTCGAAGCCATGCACGGCACAGTAAAGCCGTCGATGGTATTGAACCGCGCTACCTCGCAAACGGCAACCGGCGACTGGAAGAAACTGAGTGAAGTTCCGGCAGAGGAACTGAAGCTGATGCGAAAGGACGATCCGCAACAGTATCGCAGACTGTACAAGGCAGAATACGGTGTGGACTGCCCCGAACTTAACTGATTGTTGAACACAAATTAAAACACGAACATGAGAAGAGAAATCGTAAAATTCGTAACCGGCACACTGGTGAATGTGTTGATGAGTATCATTATCCTCTTTCTGCTTGGAGTACCGAATGCAGGATTCTGGGGACTGATTGTGGGCGTAGTGCTTCCGATAGCACTGGGCAAGTTCCTTCCGAAAGGTGCCGCCCTGGAAGGTGTCTATACCGAAGTGTGGACGGGCGAGCTGGTGAAGCAGCTTCGCGGAGGCATGACCGCCTCATTCCTTGACGGCGTGTCCGATTATTCGGCAGCGGTGAACAACGAAGTGGTGCATCTGGTGGATGTGGGCGGTGATCCGGACGTGCTGATCAACAACACGACGTATCCCATTGCCACACAGGAACTGGAGGACGGGGATATTGCACTGGGCCTTGACAAGTTCCAGACCAAGAAAACTGCCGTATCGGACGACCAGCTTTTTGCCATCTCATACGACAAGATGGGTAGTGTGATCGAGCGTCATGGTGATGCCATCACTATCGCCAAATTCAAGAAAGCGGCTCACGCGCTGGCTCCGAACAGCAATACGGCCAAGACTCCGGTTGTGCCAACTTCCGGTGAAGATGACAACGGACGAAAGAAATGTACCCGAAAGGATATTATCGCGCTGAAACGCAAGCTGGATGACTTGCAGATTCCGGCAGCAGGCCGTCGTCTGGTACTCTGCTCGGATCATGTGAACGACCTGCTGGAAGACGACCAGAAGTTCCGCGACCAGTATTACAACTACACAACCGGAAAGATTGCCAACATGTACGGCTTCGAAGTATATGAATTTGAGAACTGTCCGTACTTTACCAAGGAAGGAACCAAGGTTCCATTCAAGAACTCGCCTTCGGGCACTGACCATCAGGCATCCTTCTGCTTCTACACCAAGCGTGTGTTCCGTGCACAGGGTAGCACCAAGATGTATTACCGCGACGCACAGACCAACCCGGACTACCAGCAGAACGAAGTGAACTTCCGTCACTACTACATCGTACTGCCGAAGAAAATGGAAGCTCTCGGTGCCATCTACAGTTATGACGGAACGACCGAACAGACTTCCGATCAGGAAGTGGAAGCAGACAAGAACTGGGCTACCGTACGCCGTGAAGCTGAAGCCGCCAAAATGGCCATGGTCCTGTCTGAAGGAGGAGCAAAAGGTGTAAACGGACTGGAAGAAAAGTTGCAGGAAGACCCTGCAGCCGGTGAGGAACTTGAAGCATAAGGAGGACTGAAAGATGAAACACTTTACAATGGGTGAACTTTGTGCCAGCACCACCGCCGACGCTCATGGAATCAAGAATACACCGCCTCTTCAGGAGGCGGGTAATCTGAAAGCCCTGGCCGACAACGTGCTTGACCCGCTCCGCGAATGGTACGGGAAACCGATTGCCGTCAACTCCGGGTACCGTTGTCCGCAACTGAACCGGCTGGTAGGAGGTAAGGCAAGCAGCCAGCATCTGAAAGGGGAGGCTGCCGACATTACGGCAGGAAGCAGGGAAGAGAACCGGAAACTCTTTGAGTACATCCGTGAGAATCTGCCTTTCGACCAGCTGATTGATGAAAAGAATTATTCCTGGGTGCATGTGTCTTACAAGCGCGACAGGAATAACCGGAAACAGACACTGAAACTTTAAAGACAAACCGGCCATGAGCGATACAATCAGGGAAATTATACAATGGCTGTTCGCTGGCGGAGGGCTGTTGGCCCTGATTGAGCTATGGCGGACACGCCGGAAAAACAAGGCAGCATCGCAAAAGGACGTGGAGTCATATTTCCAGACCATGTACGAAGCGAACGGTAAAACGATGATCGGCCTTCAGCATAAAATTGACGAATTACAGAACTTAACCATCAGACAGGATGAACGCATATTTAAATTGGAACGCATTACGCGCCGGGCTGCTGTGTGCCGTTATTGGGGCAGTTGTCCTCTCCGTCCAGAGCTGCAAAAGTACAAGCAGTTTACAGGAGAACCGGACAGCCGTCCGAAAGGACAGTCTGACGCAGACCGCAACGAAGGTGACTGCTTACGAGCCGGTCCCGATGACACAGACGAGTCTGGCACTGGATGCCGACCGCCTCCTGCTTCTTCCTACATTGCCTGAAGGCGTCGGCCTCACTGCGCACGATGGCCGTTTGTCTCTCCGTGCGGAGAGTGACGGAAAAGGTGGTGTGAACATCACAGCGCAGCATGAAGGTGAAGAACGCAAGGTAATCCAGGAAGAGAAAACCACTTCAAACCGTATCCGTGATGAAGCGGAAAGTCAACTGGAGGAATTGAAGGAAACACGCCCTGGAGTGCAGGGATGGCTGACAGGAACAGCCCTGACCCTGCTGGGGATTTTCCTTATCTGGCAACTGATTAAATATTATTTAAGCAAACATTAAAAACGACAAGATTATGGCAGATACAAGCAACGGACTGATGTATGGTGTGGCCGCCGTAAAGTTCAAGACATCGGAAGGCGGGGAAAAGACGTTGGGCTGGCTGGATGAAAACGGAATGCAGCCGGCAGGAAATGCGCCTACCTTTATGGATGTGAATGCCGCACAGGTAACAGACGGACCGGTAGACAGCATTATGACCAATCCGGGAAGCGATGCGTTCACAATGAACCTTATCCAGTTGAATGCGGAAAACATGGTGAATGTGTTCGGTGGAAAGAAAGAAGCTGACGGCTCTTATACACCACCGACAAAGATGGTAGCCAATGGCGTATTGACTATCACTATGCATTCAGGCCACAGTTTCCGTGTATTTAACTCCCGATTGAGCCGTAACGGATGGCAGAATGGTATCAACATGCAGAATGTGCTGGCAATGGGTATCCGTGTGGATATGCTGAAACCAACCGACGGCAAGGAAAGACGTTACCGTATCTATCCTCCCGGAGTGACACCTGATACCGCAGACTCAACCGCAGACGCAGCAGGATAAGTATGAAGGCACAGGATATAGAACTGCTGGCAGGCATCTCCCTCAGTGACGGGGGAATCAGCCTGCCGCTTCATACGATACTGCGGAAACGTCCGTTCCGCATCACGATGAAGACACCTACCACACGCAGCCTGATCCGTATCAGCAAGCGTTATCTCCGAATCGGGGTGACTCCTGAAGAATATGATGCATACGACCTGGACCAGCGTATCCGGTTTGTCTTCCTGCATGGAAAGGATATCAGCCGGATGGTGGCATACGGAATTATTCGAGGCCCGGTACTGGGAAGGTTACTAAACCGCCCGGTGGCATGGATGCTTCGGGAACTGATGACACCCGACGAACTTTCATCCGCCTGGCGACAAATACTGAACAGTACATCTACCACGTCTTTCGGGATTATTATCGCATCGGCAGCAGCACTGAACAAGATGCAGCCCTTAACGAGCCGGAACGAGAGCGAAAACGAAACGAGGAGTTAAAGAAGGGACATACAGAACCTTCGCATAGCCTTTTCGGCGTAGTAGGTCAGCTGGCCACGGAAACAGGCTGGAGCATTGACTACATTCTGGACAAAGTGAATGTAGTAACCCTGCAAATGATGATGGCAGACATGCCGCACTGGATTCCTCCGCAGAAGCCGGATATGATGCAACAGATCCGTGAAATGGAAGAACGGGAGAAACAAAGAAACAGTCACAAACAAACAGATAACAAGAACACGACAAAGGGAATGAACCCGATGGATTTCTTCACAAAATACGCAGTAAAAGATTAAGGATATGGCAGTACCTGTACAGCTTGAAATATTCATGAAAGACCTTACCAAAGCCGGACTACAGAGCGTGGGTAAGAATGTGGATGATGTGGGAAATCAGACTCTGCAACTGATATCTGCATTAAAACAGGTAATTGCCGAACAGAAACACCAGTTGGAGGTCAATAAAGCTGCGGGTATAAGTTACACACAGGAGACCGCCAACATTCAGGCTCTTACCGGACAAGTACGCGGACTGGAAGCTGGACTGAAAAGCTTGAAAAAGACGAAAGAAGAAACCGCAAAAACGCAGGCCATTGACATCGACACCGAAGCCGTTACCCGTAAGACAAACAACCTGAAGATGCAGTTCAGCCAGGTAGCAAGAGAGCTGCCATCTTTGGCCATGGGGCCGCAGATGTTTATCCTCGCTATCTCAAACAACCTTCCTATGCTGGCGGATGCCATTGCCGATGTGCGCAAGCAGAACGAACTATTGGGTAATAAAGGTGTACCAGTATGGAAACAGCTTGCAAGTGCTGTATTTTCTTGGCAGACTGCATTGGTAGCAGCCATTTCGCTGGGTATTGTGTTCGGAAAGGATATTGCAAGCTGGGTAAAAGAGCTTATCAACGGGAAAAAAGCTATTGACAACAACAGAGAGGCTCTGGAAAACTATAAAAAGGCCATGCTTGAGTCTCAGCAGACTGCACAGAATGAAACAGTACAGCTCAATTTACTATATAAGGCTGCAGTAGACAGTTCCAAAGGTATGAATGAACGTATTTCAGCTGTAAAGGAACTGAAAAAAGAATATCCTCAATACTTTAAGAATCTTTCGGATGAAGAGATCTTAGTGGGAAAGGCTGCTGACAAATATAACGAACTGGCTACGGCTATTATGGCTTCAGCAAAAGCGCAGGCAGCCAAAGAAACATTGATAAAAAACAGCAAGGAGATCCTTGATCTGGAAACAAAAATAACGGAAGAATACAAGAAGCAGGAACTGAACGAAATTAAAAGAACTGAGGCTGTAGGTAAGCTGAAAGAAGGACAAAAACAAACATTTTTTCCTGTTAGTAACGATGTGATCGATGCAACCAACCGTAATTATGACCGAAAGTTTAAAGAGAGCGAGGAAAAGATTACCGAATGGAGAAGGAAGATTTATGATTTGACCAAATTCAATAAGAGTCTGGCTGATCAGGTAAACATAGAAGACCTTCTTTTTGAATCAAACGGAGGAGGTGGCGAAACCGGTACAGGTTCCGAAAAGACCGACTACGCCTCCCAGCTTGCCGATGCACGTATTCGTGCACAGCAGACTACGGAAAAACTCCGCATCCAGATTATGCAGGAAGGTATTGCCAAGCGCATGGCACTGGCAAAGCAGGAATATGATGACAGTATTGCCGACATCGACAAGCAGGAACGGGATACACTGGCAAAGATGGATCAGGCACGCAAGCAGGGTGACAACATTCCGCAGAGCCAATATGATGCCGTAAAGGAATCGGCTAAAAACAACCGTGTGCTGGCAGAACAGGTGTATAATGAACAGATCTATCAGATTGAGCAGGAATACCGCGACAAGGCCACGCAGAGCCTTATCGACTACAATAAACAATACGGAACGTATCAGGAGAAGCGTCTGGCCATCGCAATGGATTACGCGCGGAAGATTGCCGCTGCGGAAACAGAAGGTGAAGCTGACGTATTGACTCGTGAACGTGACGACAAGCTGGCCAGCCTGGACTTTGAGGAAATGAAGAAAGGGATGGACTGGGACAAGATTTTCGGTGACCTGGACCGTGTGTCGACCGATACGCTGGAAAGCCTTCGCAAGAAGCTGAAGGAATACCTGGAAGGAATCGGTGATGACATCAGTCCGGAATCCTTCAAGGAGGTAATGGATGCTTTCAAAGAGATAGACTCCGAGCTGGCCGACCGTTCCCCGTTCGAGGCAATGAAGAAGGGATACGAGGACTACAAGTCCGCCATGGAAGAGGTACGTACTGCTCAGAACCTGCTGCAACAGGCTCAGATGGGTGGAAGTGTCATCGTGGAAGAATATGACGAAGCAACAGGAACCCTTACCCGCAAGCTGGTTACACAGGCCGAAGCGGAGGAAAGACTTCGTGCTGCTCAGGATAAACGATACAGTGCCCAGAAGAATCTGACAGAAGCGGCCAATTCTATCGGACAGAAAGGAATGGCCATTGTTGATGCCGGAAATGATATCGTAGACATGCTGGGTAACCTTGGCGTAAAAGTTCCGGAAGCAGCCAGTGAAACATTGAACGGAGTCAGTCAGGTAATGAATGGACTGGAAAGTATCGACATTACCAAACCATTCAGTGCCACTTACCTGAAAACCCGGATCACCTCACTACTTCAACAACGCCAAATGTTGCAGGAGATTTATTTG